ACTTGCCATCTTCGCGGCCTTGTCGATTAGGAACGCTTTACGGGCGGCATCACGAGTAGCCGCGACGCGCTTGTTAGCCATCTCCTTTTCAGCCTGCGTCGCGTTCTTTCCGAGCGCGTCACGGTCGGCCTGCGCTTGCTCGTAGGCGTCGACCTCCTGGTCAAGCTGATACTGGGTGTACTGCGCAATCACGTCCGCGACTGCCGCGAGCGCTTCAATCTTGGCCGCGGTCGCGGCTTTGTCGGCCTCGGCCTGCACTACGGCGGCTTCGGCTCGCTGAGACGCCAGACCAGCCTCGTACGCCTCGATAGCCGTGACGGCGCGGAGCTCTTCCTCGATGCGCGCGTCCGTAACTTGCTGCGCAAGGGCGATCTCCGCGGCCGCGTACTTGCTTGTATCCGTACCCGTGAGCTGGCCCGCCGCCGCGAGCTCGATGCGCTCGTTCTGAAGCTTAGCCAGCTGCTCCGTCAGCTTCTTAGACTCCGTAAGTTCCGAGACGCGGGCTTGCTCTATCGCCCCTTCCGCCGCGACTAGCGCATCCATCTGGACGGCTTCCACTTTGAGCGCGGTGGTCAGCGTCTTTGACGCGGCGACGTGCGTAACCTTTGACTTAGCGGCGCCGACCTGCGCGTCTCGCGTCTTCTTCGCTGCCTCAGTAGCTACGGTGTGCGCGGCGGCGGCGGTCTTCTCAGCCTTCGCCACCTTGCCCGTTAGGCCCATGTAGTCGGTAAGCTTGGACATAAGGTCAGAGACAGTAGGGACCTGCGCGCCCAGCGCCTCTGCGACTAGCAGGAGCGGTCCCACGACGGACAGACCCGCCGTCGCGAGGTCGCCCAGCGTGTTCGCAATGGCGCGTACCTTGTTCTCGGCGAGTAGAGTTTCCTGCGTCGTCTCGGTCAGCGTCTCCAGGTACGTCCCGAGGCGTGCGGCGCCCTGAGCCCGGATGTCGCTTTCGGTGCGTTGGGCTTCGGTCATAGCGCCCGTCGCGACGGCTAGGTCAAGCGCCGCGGCACGTTGCAACTCGAGCTCGCTGCGGGCGTACGCGTTCGCCGTCCCCATCACGCGCGCGGCTTCGGCCTCCGCGGCTTGCACCGCTTCAAGGTGCATGATGACCGGCACCGCGACCGCAGCGGCGGCGGCAAGGGCAACAAGCGCCGGCGCTGCCAGCCCCCCCAGCGTGCCCGCGGCGACCTCGCCCACGTCCGCTAGGTCCGCGATGCCCTGCCCGATGCTGCCCAACCCCGGCGCCAGCATATCGAGGGCGCCTGAGAGCTTCCCAGCGCCGCTCCCGGCGTCTCCAAACCTATTTCCTAGTTCCTTCCCTGCGTCGGCAGCACTTCGGGTAGCCTTCTCGGCCTGCTCCATGCTCGATTTCGTCGCCTTTCCTGCCGCCGCCGCGGCCTTCTCCGCAGCCTTAAAGGACTTGTTCAGCTCGCGCGCCATGTTCCGCGCTTGCTCAGCCGTCATGCCAGGGATGGACTCAAGCTGCTTACGGAGGCCGGCGAGGTCGGCGGCGATAGTCAGTTCTGCGGTAGGCATAGGTGGCTCCTTACTTCTCGAAGCGGTCGGCGCTGCGCTGGATGGCTTTATCCAAGTCGTCGAGGCGTGCGTCAATCGCCGCCTGCTTCCGGTCGATCACCAGCGCCTTCCACACGTTTTTTCCGTCGGCTTGGAGCGGGTTGTCGCCTTCCTTAGAGATGCCGATAGGGCGCTTGCGTCCCTTCGTGTCGACCATGGCGCGGGCGATGTAGCCAGCGGGAAGCGTCCCGTTCGCCTGCCAGTACGACATGACCTGCGAGTATTCGGCGTCGTTTAGGCCCTTGAAGATGCGCGAGAACGGCCCCGGCCGGCGCACGAAGTAGCCGTATTCCGTCGGCTGGTTCACCTTTGTCGTCGTGCCAGGCGCGCCGTTAAACTTTTGCCGGCGAGGCAGGTTGCGCGTTGCGCCGTTGTAGACGATGCCACGGACAGACGCACCGCGGAGCTCCATCCGGTAGTCGTTACTGTCGCCCGACTCGCCCGACTTCCGGCGCACGTTCTTATACCAGTCGCGCCGCGCCCCCGAGGCTAGGTCGTTCGCGATCTCCTCGACGATCTGTATGACGTCTCCGGCAACGTCGCGCACGAGCTGGTCCACCGCGCGTTGCAGCTCGGGACCAAGGGTCACTGTCGCCGAGCTGCTAGCCACCTAGATCCCCCAGAAGGCTTTCGCCGACGGGTCCCCCGTATCCTGCGGGCGCGGCTTCGGTGTCCCGCGCTTCGGCTTGCTCGGAGGCGTGTGCTTCGCGCGCCACCACCCGAGCACGCGCTCTTGCGTCTCAACAGTCCACCCGTAGAACGCCTGCGGGTCACCGCAGTACGTCAGCCCGATCTCCAGGGCTACGGAGTCGAGTCCCCCGTCTGCGGTCCCGTAAAACTCGCGGCACGCGCGACGGCTTCCTCAGTGGGGACGTCCACGCAGAGCTCTAGCGCCTTGCTTGCGGCAGCGTAGATATCGGCCTCGGGAATGCCCAGCGCCATCAGCTCGTCGAACACCTCGCCACCGTAGGGCAGTGGCTGGAAGGTGTACTTTGCTTTGAGCGGCTTTCCGCCCCAGCACACGCCCAGCGCGGCGCACAGTCCACGAATAGCGTTCGAGCCGACGGCTAGCGTGATCTCGCGCCGCACGAGGAAGGAGGGTGGGGCCTTGAGGGAGACGGTGTGCGTCCCGAGTTGTACGGTCGTCATGGTTTACTCCTGGTTGAGACGCGAAAGCGCCCCCCGCACCGTAGCACGGGGAGCGCCTAGCTCGCACGCAGGCGTCTCAGGTCGTGACGATGGTGCCGTACACGATTCCCGAAATGGACTACGAGTTTGGATCTCCCACCGAGAAATCGATTGTGCAGTGGCACCCATTCATGACAATGGTGTGGTCAGCCACATCGCCAAAGTTGGTTCCTTCGATTGTGACAGTGATTTTGAGCCCGTACACATCCGAGCCCGTGATCGTGCTCAGAGCTGCGGAAAAGGCGCCGGTCTTGTTAATCGCGTCGAAAATGAGTTTGTCAGTTGCGTCACTCAGGTCTGCCATATGGCACGACACACTGAAGGACGGGAACGAGCGCGACGTCAAACGGACGGATCCGAGTTCGCCGCGATCGAGGTAGGTAGTTGCCTCGGTGTTGAGCTGGTTCAGACCGGTGAGCGAGAAGTCGCCCGACTCGAGGGAGAGCGTGACCGACAGGGGCGTCGGGGTGGTTCCGTCTGCGAAGAGGACGGTTGCGTCTCGAAAGTTCTTGATGACGGTGGATGCGGCCATTGGCTACCTCACTGGAGTGGAAGAGTGTGCACGACCCGGAACTCGACGGCGCCGACGACCCATTCGCCGACGTCGTTTGTCTCGCGGGTAACGCGGACAAACTGGAACTTATAGGAGCTTGGCCACGTAGCGTCGTAGACCATGAGCTTGTTTATCACCGCCTGCTCGCCGTCCAGCGCGCCGTCGTAGCTATCGGCCATCGACTTAGGCGCCAGCCGCCAGGAGTAGCGCACGAGGAGGTTCGACTCCACTAGCAGGCCCTCGGCAGGCTTGCCCCGGTAGGCCCGGAGGTCCTGCGTCTCAGACACGTGCACGACAAACCACACGCCCGAGCTTAGGTCTGCGTCTCGCCCGAAGTTGTCGGGAGCGACGCGCGACTCCTTCCACGTGGCGAGCGTGGCGATGCGCGTGGTCACGTCCTCGCGCAGCTGGCGTACGGTCTTCGACGCCATCAGTAGCCTCGCAGCCCGAGGAAGTTACCGCCGCCGCGACCGTTCAGCCAGACCTGAGACGACCCGCTCTTACGGTGCGTCGGGTCGACCTTGTTCGTGTCGCTCTCATCGTAGACGAAGCTGAGCTGCCCGTAGGCCTCGGTGTAGGCCGCACGGTAGTAGGCCGCGAGGGCCTGCCAGCGTGAGCCGGCGCCGGCGCTGGTCTAGAAGTCGAGGAAGATGAAGGGCAGCGTCAGGAGAAGGTGAACGTCGCGGAAGGCCGACGGCGAGATCACCAGATAGGGTCTGCGACCGTTTGCGATGACCCTCAGCATAATAGTGGCCCAGGCCTCGTCGAGGTAGTCCTGAAAGGTCGTCGCGCCCGTCGCGAGTAGCTGGGGCAGGTCCGAGTGCCGACGGATAAGGTCCGCGTCCGTGACGACGGGGGAGAGCTCGCGGCGCACCAGCGCAGCATCCTGCCGGAAGGTGTGCGGGAGCCCGTCAGGCATGACGAGCGTCCACTCGATAAGGTAGCCCTCCTCGAGCTGGAGAGACGTCGTCACGCCAGCGAGGATCGTGAAGGTGGCGTAGCTAGCCGGCGCGATGGTCACCACGGCGGCGCTAACGATAGCGGTCTGGTCTGCCTTAAAGACCGACACCGTCCCGCTCGTCGGCGTGGCGATCACACCGAGGCGAAAGGTCGGGCACTCAATCGTCTGGTTCTTGCCCCGCGCGATGGTGTCCGGTGCGCGGAACCTCGCGGTGTAGAGCGTCTCCGAGATCGTCATGTGCCCCCCTGCCTAAGTCACCGCTTATCGCGTTCCTGCCGGTCTGCCTCAACCGCACGTTTGCGCGCTTCCTCGCGAGCTCGCTGCTCCGATACGCCCGAACGCACGAGCTGGCTAGTCATGCGCTCCATCGCCTCACGGTGCTTCGCCTGCTCGCTCACTTCTTCGCCTTTGGTGCCGCCGGGTTCACCAGGCGTTCCTTCGCGGCGAGCATTACGGCGAGGCGTTCCTCTTCGATGTTCAGCGAGGTCGCTACCGCCGGCTGGGTGACGGCCCGTCCACGGAGGTCGTCGACCTTCCGGGAGTGGTCCGCGATGATGAGGTCAATGAACCGCTCGTCAGGGCGCGCGATGATGCCGTCAGCCAAGAGGCGACGGCAGAACGCCCAGTAGCCCGCGCCGTCCGACTTGATCGTCAGCTGCCCCGCGAAGACGCTCGGCTTCTCCCACTTCGACATATGCACGGGGCCGCGATGCCCCTCGAAGGCGACGCAGTAGCCGCCCGGTTCGACGTCCCACGGGATGATCGTCCAGCCCTTGCGACGGTAGGCGAGTTCCGCCTGGTCGGTGTTCCCGTCCTTGTCGACACGGTTGACGCCGGGGTCCGAGCGCATCTCGCTTAGCTGCGGGAGCCACTCGCCCTCCACGAGCTGCCAGCGCGCGGGATGATGCATGTACCAGAACGGCGGCGAGGCGAGCGTCGGCAGTTGCTCGCGCATGGAACCGGGGCGCTCTGCCGCCCTGCCTTGAATGCTAGGCCCGCTGGCCGAAGTCTGAAAGGTTGCGCTCATGGTTGTACTCCGGACGCAGAAAGGGCGCCGAGGTACAGGTAAGCACCCCGACGCCCTAGTGCCACCGTCAGGCGGCTAGCCGACTACGGAGCCAGCTTGGACAGGATGCCGACGGCCTTGAGGTCTTGGATCTCGGCCACCCCGGCGAAGGAGTTGCCGATCACCTTGGTGAGTCCCGAGGCTGCGTCGCGTTCCAGTTCCACGACGACCTGCGAGCCGGCGGGAAGGATGATCGCGCCGGCGCCCTGGATGGGGGCAGGGCTGCCGGTCGCGTAGCCGATGGCGCCCGTGGCGGTCATCATGCCGAGGCGGTCGGCTCCGGCGTTCGCGGTAGGCACAGTCGACGACGTGTACAGAGAAACGCCGAAGAGCATACCCCTGAACCCTTGACCCTTCGCGGCGATCTGGTCCTGCGTCGCGGCCACGTACTGACCAGGGCCGGTCTCGCTGCGAAGCGAGTTGATCAGGTGGTTGATCTGCTGGGGCGCCAAGACCGCCGCGAACTCGCCGTCGTTGCTCTGAAGCTGGAGCTTGTAGATCGCGTCGAAGAACGTCGCGACAGTGAGCGCTACCGTGGTCGAGCCGACGCTCTGAGAGAGGCCCGAGCTGAGCGCGGTGATCATCTGGGTGAGGCGCATCCCGAAGGCAATAGCCATCGAGTTCGCGAGGCCTTCGACGCCAACGCCCGCGCCCGCCGCGAGAGGATCGGTGAGCGACGCCAGGTCCGTGATGTCGTACCTCAAGGCTTGCCGAGCGATCGTGATGGTCGCCGCGCTGGACGTGATCGAGGTGTTCGACACGCTCGATCCGTCGCCCACCGCCGCCATGAGGTCCGTGCCGGCGAGGCCGACAACGGGCACCTGGAGGGCGCTGGAGCCGGTACCGTTGAGGCTGCCGAAGTTGATGAACTGCGGAGCCTTGTACAATTCCGCACGGTCGGCCAGCTTGAGCTCGATCATGCGGTGAAGGACGGCGCTGAGGCGTGCGTTGCCGCTGAGTGCGGCAAAATCGATATTGGCCATGGTGGCCTCCCGAGGGGTTCGATGGTTTGCCGCGCCTTTCGCTTTTTACGTGAGCTTGCCACGAGCGCGTGAGGGTATTCCCCTCACCGTCACCCTACCGCGTGGACGTAATCGCCGCCATGTTGGCCCGTAGTTCAGCGGCGGTCATCTTGCTGATGCTCTCCATCGAGAACACGCTAGGCGCTGCCGCCGGGTTGGGAAGCGTGGTCGCGCTGGATGCCGGCAGACGCATACGCGACGTCTCGGGAGCAACTGCGGCAGGCGCGGCGGTCCCGGCTTCGGGCATGTACGCGCGCACCGCACGGGGCAGCGCCTCGCGGTTAGCCAGCCACTCGCCGATGGGCGGGCGTGCGTCCGCTGCCAACTTCGAGTAGGCGTGCTGAACGTACTCGATGCCCTCTTCCTCGGTAATGCCCGACGCGTAGATTTCACGCTCTAGGCGCAGCGCCTCGCGCTCGGCCTTCGTGCTGCCCTTCAGTTCTTCGAGCTGCGTGCGGTAGCTGCCGACTTCCGCAGCAGCGGGCTCGAGCTCCGCGACGCGACCTTGCAGGGCCTTGACCTGTTCGACGAGTTGACGGATGCGGGCTTCCGCGCCGTTCTGCGCTTCGATGTCCTGACTCATGGTTGCTCCTAGTTGGCCGCCTGGACACGGTCCCAGATGGCGAGTTGACGTTTGGCGTAGGCTCTGCCGGCGTCGCCGCCCCACAGGTCCCACGCGATGCGGCCTGCGCTCGGGTAGTCAGGGTGCCCCCGCTTCGCGGCGGGAGCCTCTAGGTCGACTGCGTGACGCTCGAAGTACGCGACCATGCGCTTGATCGTTTCGATGCTCAGGACCTCGCGCTTAGCGAGCTGGTTCGCGCGTGTCGCGCCCACGATGGTCCCGCCGCGTCCGTACTGCTCACGCAGGGCGAGGCCGCGCCTGGCGTTGGCTGCCACGGCAGCAGGCGCACGCAGCTCGTTACCTGTGCGGCCCTCGTCGCGCACGAACCGCGCGTACACCTCGGGGTGCTCGCGCTCTAGATAGCTCCGCTGCCGGTCACTCAGGAAGGGCATAGACGACCTCGTCCTCCACGACGTCCTCTTCCTCGCCAGCCAGCTCGGTAACGGCCTCGACTTCCTCACCCGTCAGATAGCCCTTGGCTTCGGCGAGGCTTTCCAGAACGGCCCGCAGGATGTCGCGAGAGGCGACGTCGCGCGTCGTAGAGGCGAGCGCCTGGAGTGCGGACGTCGCGGCGTCCAGCTCCTCCACTGCGTCGTCCATCGCGCGGGCGTGACCGTCGTCGGTTACCACGGGCTCGGGCGACGGCGTCTGCTCCGCGCTCGTCATGGTTGCCGCTCCGGTGGTCGTCGTCGCCTCTATCGGTGTGAGCTTCGCCAGCTTGGCGACGGCGTCGGCTTCGCTCAGGTTGCCGAACATTCGAAGCGCCTCGACCTTGTCCATGAGGCCAGCGGCGAGCATCTCGAGAGCGTGCTTCCGGCGCGCGTCCAGCTCTTCCGGCGAGAGCGGGACCTCGCGATACAGGACCGAATAGCCGCCCTCGGGGTACGCGGACCCCGTCGCGCGGTTGAACAGGATCGCCGACTTGGCGACCAGCTCTTCATCAGCCGCCCGCATCTGCACCACGTATCGGCGTTGGGCCTGCCTTTTACCTTCGTTAGAAAGACTAATCGCATACCCGCTTTTTGCGCTGCCGCTGGTTCGCTGAATGTCGGTCTGCGACAAGCCGGCGTCCGTGGCGAGCCGGTGGGCGATGGAAGCAATCGTCGTCTCCAGAGTGGCGACGTCCGCGCCGGCTTGGAACTGCCCTACCGTCGGTTGCGACTCGCTTGCCGCATCCAGCATCAGGATCGTCGTCGGATCGGTGACCACTTCGACACGCACGCCGCGCGTCAGCCCGTCCGTCATCTCAGTGCCCGCGACGCGAACGCCGATGGCGTACCGCTGAGGGAACGACGCGTCTCGCAGACAGTGAGCGAGGAAGGAGTAGAACACGGAGAGCGACAAGCTGCCCTCGAAGAGCTCGATCCCGTAGAACGGGTCAAACAGCCGGTCCCCGTAGTTGCTTGCGTGGTAGAGCACGCCAGGGAGCACAGGCGCGTCGTTACTGGTTCGACGGTACGGGTAGTTCGCGCCCGACCATTCCGGGTCGGCCTGGTTGCGCTTCTCGTCATTCATGCCGAGCACGTGCACGGTCACGTCCTCCCCGAAGCCGGCGCCATCGGTGGCTTTGCGGACCTCGTAGCGAGGGAAGGCAGGGTCGCGGATGTCGAGCACATCCCAGCACCAGACGGCCTCACCGTGCAGGCTGCGGAGACGGATCTCCGCGATGGCCAGCGGTATCGTCGGGCGCTGCGGGTCGGCCTCAGCCACGATCATATCGGGCGACACAGGCCGGTACGTCAGGCGCCCGTCCGTGACGTCGATCCGCATCCACATCTCACGGAGCGCGATCGCCATCGCCTGCACACGGGGCATCTGCGACCACACGCCTGACTTCGCAATAAGGCCCTCGCCGCCGACAAGCGCGTCAGCCGACGACGTCCCGCCGTTCCGCGTCGCCGCATCCTCGGCGGCGTTGTGGTGCACATCCGGTGGGGCGTCGTAAAGGGTCGATAGCTCGTGAGAGATGACCCGGAAGGGGTTCGCGCTGAGGTCGGGCACCCCCCAGGCTTGACGTCGCGTGCTCCCGAGCTGCTGCTGCAAGCGGTCCTCGAGAAGAAGCTGCCACGTGCCCTCCATCAGCGATCGACGGTGGCGCGTGTGGTTCCACCGCGCGGCTTCTTCGGGGTTGGCTGGGGCAGGAGGCGCGGGCATACGGGAGAAGGCGTACATAGTAGTCCCCTAGGGCACGGCTAACCTAGCCGAACGACGGTGGGCGTGTGCATCCGACGGGTCACGAGTTCCAGCGTGTAGCGAAGGGCGTCGATCGAGTGCTTGTGCTCGGACGCCTCGCGACCGTCCCACCGTTGCAGGTCGTCCGCGAGACGCTTGCACCGGGGATGGACGAAGAAGTCCCCGCGCAACATCGCCGCGCTGAGGACCCGGATGCCCTCGAAGACAGAGCCGGCGGGCTTGTGCGCCGTCCGTATCCGGAAGGGCAGCGCACCCGTCGGCAGGCGAAGCGCCCGCTCCATCGCAGACATCAGCATGGCGTTCGACTTCAGCGAGCCGTTGCGCCGGCCATAGACCCGTCGGTCACCGACCCACAGGTCAACCGACTCCCACATCAGGCCGGCGCGCTTGAGCATGTCCAAGAGCATCCGAGCGTCTTGGTCGGGCGTGGTCTGCCCGTCGGTCTGCACCTGGTCCAGCACCCACACGCGAGGTTGCCCCTCGCCACCGTCGCGCACCATCGCTACCAAAAGCCCGACCTGAGCGCCGGCCTCGGTCCCGTGGTCGATGCCGATCCCGATCATCGCCTCGCCCGTCGGGACTTCCGGCTTCACGTGTCTGGCCGGATCGAACATCCGGAAGACCCGGCCCTCCGTCCACAGGCTCTCCCAATCGCCGAACACCCGCTGCGCCCGCTGCTGCGGGAGGATGGCCTCGCTGAACGACTCGATCTGCTCGGCAGACATCAGCGGACGCGAGCCAATCGGCGTCGTGTTTTCGACGGTGAGAGGGAAGCAAAAGTCCTTCACGCGCCCGTCGTCCACAAGCTTCCGAAGCCACCCAAGCGGAGCTCCCACCGGGGTCAAGGTGAAGACGATCCGCCCGTGGTTGCGGAGCACGCGCGGGACGACCTCGTTGTAGATCTCTTCCGGCGGGGGCTCGTCCAGCATACAGAAATCGATGGTTGAGCCGGCAAGCGCGAGTGACCCTTGGTTCGAGGTGCGAACCCGAATAATGCTTCCGTTCTTGAACCTCACCAGCGGGTGACGGCCCCGGAAGCCCTTGCCCACGATGTAGACGGTGTCTTCGGCGAGGTCCCCCTTGGGGAGCAACGCCCATAGCTTCGACTGAACCGAGAGCGAGCTTTCCCAACTCTCGACGATGACCCACGCTTCAATCGGCGCAGGCCGAACCGGTTGGTAGGGGTGGCCTCCCAGACACCGATAGATGCAGTCCACGAGGCCCATCGTCGTTTTGCCCACCTGGTTCCCGGCACGCGCGAGGCGCATGTGAGACGGGTCACTCAGGAACTGGAGCTGCGGCGCGGTCGGGGTCCAGTAGGCGAGAGGGTCCGCGACCGTCCGCTTTTGGAGCTGGTCGACCGCCTTCGCGAGGTTCGCTAAGCCACCGGTCACGAAACCTGCACAAGGCGGGGGCCGCGGCGCTTCATATCGACGGCGTCTTCCACCTGGTCGAGGAGCGACGGCGGGAGCTGCGCGATTGCCTGCGTGATGATGCCGACCAGCTGGACGTCGCTCATGCCCTCGTCCGGCGCGGACTCCTTCGCGCGTGCGATGTCGAGGGCCTCCCGAGCCTGCAAGGCTCGTAGCTTGAGCGAGCCGACGGCTTGCCAGCTGCGAGAGTCGCTCGCACCGTTGACGGCCTCTTCCAGCTGCTCTACTGCGGCGCACAAATACTCAACCGTCGTGCACGTAGTCGCGTCCTTAGGGGACAGGATCGTGGACTTCGTGGCGCTGCGGGTTCGCATGGTGCTCCGATTTGAGTTCAAGTTTAGCGGGGAGCGGGAAAAAGTCGACTCT